ATTCCCGGCGAAGGTATTTTGTTTCAAACAAGTATTTACGTAACACTCCCAGCCGCCGCAAAAATTACGGTGTTCTATGGCTAAGAGTCCAGCATGGCAGAGGAAAGAAGGGAAGAACCCAGAGGGCGGCTTGAACGCCAAAGGGCGAGCCTCTGCCAAAGCGCAAGGCATGAATTTGAAACGTCCCCAGCCAGAAGGCGGCTCCCGGCGAGACTCTTTCTGTGCGAGGATGAGCGGCATGAAAAAGAAATTGACGAGTTCAAAGACAGCCAACGATCCGGATTCACGGATCAACAAAGCTCTTAGAGCATGGAATTGCTAACATGAACGACATTGAATTGACTGATCGTGAAGAGGCTATTGCTAGAAGAGCGGCCAAACTAGCCATTGAAGAAATGTCTGGCGAGTTTTATAAAAAGGTTGGTAAAACCGTTATAGAGAAAGCTTTGATCTGGATTGGTATGCTGGTTGTCGGTTTTGTAATTGGCAAAGGCTGGATTGTTAAGGTTTAATATGCCAAGCACAAGCAAGAAACAACACAATTTCATGGCAGCGGTGGCTCACAATCCAGCGTTTGCTAAGAAAGTAGGTATCCCACAATCTGTGGGTAAAGAGTTCAACAATGCCGATAAAGGCAAAACTTTTAAACAAGGTGGCGATATGAAAAAGATGGCAATGGGTGGTTCCGTTAAACCTTCCGCAATGGGAAAAGTTAAGACAGCGGCTCCTAGCCGTGATGGTATTGCTGAAAAAGGCAAGACCAAAGGCAAGCAAATCGTCATGTCCGGCGCAAGCAAGGGCATGAAAAAAGGCGGAATGGCTAAGTGCTAAATCATGGCTGAATACAATGCCGGCGCAGGTCGGGGCAAACAGGGCGGCCCCACAGCTAAAGAATTAGACGACTACGAGCGTAAACAAGACGCTGGTATTTACACTGCCGATAAAGGCAAACCTCCACAGGATAAAGACAGTGCTTCTGCTCCTGTTAAAAAATTAGCCAGAGGTGGTATGACAGCCCCTGCTCGTCCTCCAATGGGTGCTCGTCCTCAAATGGCTCCACCCCCTGATATGGCTGCTCGCCCTCAAATGGCTATGCGTCCTAGAATGGGTCCTCCACAAGGTATGCCAGCTAGAGCTGCTATGGCTCCACAAGGCATGAAAAAGGGCGGTATGACGGCTTCTAAACGCGCTGATGGTATTGCCACTAAAGGCAAGACTCGCGGTACTATGATTACCATGAAAAATGGTGGGAGTTGCTAGTATGTTAGCCAGTCGCGGTATGGGTGATATTCGCCCTTCTAAAATGCCTAAAGGCGTGAAGAAAGCCCGACGGGATGACACTGACTTTACTCAGTATAAAGAGGGTGGTAAAGTGAATGCTGCTGGCAATTACACAAAACCTGGTCTTCGTAAGAAGATTGTGTCTCAAGTAAAAGCCGCAGCAACGCAGGGTACTGGCGCAGGTCAGTGGTCAGCACGTAAAGCTCAGCTTGTTGCCAAGAAGTACAAGGCGTCAGGCGGGGGTTACCGAGATTGAAAGCTCCTCAAAAATCGTTGAAGGATTGGGGCGACCAAAAATGGAGAACCAAAAGTGGTAAAAAATCTTCTGACACTGGTGAAAGATACCTTCCAAGCGCTGCGATCAAAAGTCTCAGCCCTGCTGAGTACGCTGCGACGACCAAAGCCAAGCGCGCAGGAAAAGCCGCCGGAAAACAATTTGTAGCCCAACCTAAAACAATTGCAAAGAAAACAGCAGGCTTTAGATAATGGCTTCTACCTCAGGACTCTCTACCTTTAACCTAGACTTCAACGATATTGTTGAGGAAGCGTATGAGCGGGCGGGTCTTGAGGTTCGTACTGGTTATGAGTTTCGTACCGCACGCCGATCCTTCAATATGCTTACGATTGAATGGGCTAACCGTGGCATCAATTTATGGACTATTGAGCAAGGCCAATTCATAATGAACACTGGACAAGGCGTCTATGCTTTGCCTAGTACTACGATTGATCTGTTGGATCAAGTTATCCGTACACAGGCGACTACGCCTAATCAGATTGATATCAACATCAGTCGTATCTCTGAGTCAACGTACTCAACGCTGCCAAACAAGTTGGCGCAGGGTCGTCCTATTCAAGTGTGGATTAACCGGCAATCAAATCAAAGCTATCTATCTACGGCAACGGTAGCAGCAACAGTGTTGTCAACAGATACAACTATTACTCTTAGCTCCACTGTGGGACTACCAGCTACAGGATTTATTACAATTGACGCAGAAACAATCTACTACGCAAACGTCAGCGGTAATCAATTACTTAATTGCTATCGTGGTCAGTACAACGGCGTCACTAATACAACTGCCGCTGGTCATGCAATTGGCGCAGCCGTAACGGTCAATAACCTCACGTCTGTAAACGTGTGGCCTACGCCTAACTCTCCCGGCGATCAGTATGTGTTTGTGTACTGGCGCATGCGCCGCATGCAAGACGCTGGTAACGGCGTTAACGTGCAGGATATCCCATTCCGGCTGATTCCATGCGTAGTGGCTGGTCTAGCCTATTATGTTGGTTCTAAGCGCGCTGATGTGCCTATGGAGCGGATTGTGATGCTTAAAGCCGCATATGAAGAACAGTGGACGTTAGCGTCGCAGGAAGACCGCGAAAAGGCTCCTGATCGCTATGTCCCAAGACAGTCGTTCTATAGGTGATGTATGCCTAGTAGATATTCCTCAGGCAAGTATGCAATTGCTCAGTGTGACCGCTGTGATGAGCGGTTCATGCTAAAAGACCTGAAGAAAGAAATTATTAAAACACGCCTGTTTAATTTGAAGGTGTGTCCAGAATGTTGGGATCCTGATCAACCTCAGTTACAGTTGGGTATGTACCCCGTGGATGATCCACAAGCTGTGCGAGAGCCACGTCCTGATGTCAGCTATCAAGCTTCTGGTACTAGTGGTTTACAGATACTAACAACTAATAGCACAGCCCCTGATGGGTTTGGTTTCCCAGAGGGTGGTAGTAGGGTGTTCCAATGGGGTTGGAACCCTGTTGGAGGCGCAAGTGGTTTTGACGCGGTTTTAACTCCAAATTATTTGATGTTAAACGTAGAAATTGGTACAGTCACCATATCGACAACATAAGGAGCTTAATATGGACAAAGCGGATTTAAAACAAGACAAGAAGATGATGGCTGGGGCTGTGCACAAGCACGAGAAAAAGCTGCATCCCGGTCAGCCTATGACTAAGTTTGCTAAAGGCGGTAAGACTAATGCTCAGATGAAATCTCTGGGTCGTGGTCTGGCTAAAGTGGCTAACCAAAAGAAATCATCTTTTACATACAAAAAAGGCGGTTGATATGGCTAAATTCAGTCAGAAACAAGGCGGTAAAGAAGTCGGTAATGCCGAAGTCTATGCTTCGCCACACACCATGGATGGTGGCAAAGTTGAGCTTGGTAACGGCTACAGCGGCGCTAAACCTACCCGCGCAGACAGAGTAAACATGTCGGTTGGTAACATCAATCGTGATGGCTATAACCCTGATGTCAAGACAACTGGTATCAAAACTCGCGGTAACGGATGCGCTACTAAAGGTGTGATGGCACGAGGCCCGATGGCATGAATTACACTGAACTCAGTAGCGCTATTCAAGCGTATACAGAGAACACGGAAGCTAACTTCGTGGCGGAAATTCCTGTCTTTGTGCAGCAGGCTGAACAACGCATCTATAACACGGTGCAGTTTCCTTCGATTCGTAAAAATGTAACGGGCGCAACTACAATTAATAATAAGTATTTACAGTGTCCTACAGATTTTTTAGCAGTGTATTCATTGGCCATCATCAACGCTAGTGGCGAGTACGAGTACTTGTTAAACAAAGATGTTAACTTTATCCGTCAAGCATATCCACAGCCAACGGACACGGCTATTCCTAAGTATTACGCTTTGTTTGGCCCTCGTTCAGATGACCCATCTGAGTTAACTTTTATTCTTGGCCCAACACCAGATGCGGCGTATAGTGCGGAGTTACATTATTATTTTTATCCACCTTCAATTGTGCAAAGCTCTATAGCTACACTAGGAGTTATTACTGGCGGTAGCGCATACACAGCGGGTAAATACTTTAATGTGCCTTTAACCGGAGGTACAGGTAGCGGTGCTTTAGCAACAATTACTGTTTCTGGTGGCGCTGTAACCGCAGTAACAGTTGTAAACGGTGGTTATGGGTATAGCGTAAATGATGTTTTGTCAGCAGCTGCAACAAATATTGGTGGAACTGGAACTGGATTTTCTGTATTAATTAGTTCCGTAAACAACGTAGGTGGCACGTCTTGGCTTGGCGATAACTTTGACACAGTACTGTTGTATGGCTCTTTAGTTGAGGCCTACACCTACATGAAGGGTGAGCCTGACATGATGGCGCTATACAACGGCAAATATAAAGAAGCACTTGCATTAGCTAAACGCCTGGGTGATGGTATGGAGCGTCAGGATGCTTACCGTTCTGGTCAATATAGACAGGCGGTAACCTAATGGCTATCCAACAAGGCGCTACTGATGCTTTTGCAACGGGTTTGATGAACGGGGTGTATAACTTTACTACGGGTTCATTTAAAATTGCGTTATACACAGGTTCAGCTTCTTTGGGGCCTGATACAGCTATTTATACGAGCGCAAATGAAGTTGTAGCTACAGGATACACCGCCGGTGGTATTGCACTTCCTGTTTCAGTCACGCCAACATCGGCTAATAACGTTAGCTATATTTCGTTTTCTAATGTAACGTGGTATGGCTCTATTACCGCACGCGGCGCTTTAATTTATCAATCAGGTGGTTCTAATCCAACTGTTTGTGTGTTAGATTTTGGTTCAGATAAAACTTCTACTGTTTCGCTTACTGTGCAGTTCCCCACTGCCAATAGCACTAACGCGATCATTCGCATCACTTAAGGAGTCATCATGACTATTGAAAAAACCAAAGCCACTGACGTTGTTTCTAGTGGTCTAACCTGTAACACTAAAGCTGGGGAAAATGCGCAAGCTACGGGCGTATACCACATCGAGTGCCGTGACAAAGATGGTAATTTAAAGTGGACTGCTGAGTCTAAAAACTTGGTTGTTAACGCTGGTTTGCGATACATGGCGGGCAGTGCTTTAACTTCAGTAACCCAGATTACCACTTGGTATCTTGGTTTGTATGGCGCAGCAGCTTCTAATACACCTGCGGCTGGCGACACAATGGCCTCCCATGCTGGCTGGACAGAAGTTACTGCTTACAGTAACGCCAACCGTGTGACTGCTACGTTTGCAGCCGCTACAACTGCCAATCCTTCTGTAGTAACTAACTCAGCTTCACCAGCAGTGTTTAACATTAACGGCACGGCAACAGTTGGTGGTGCGTTTTTAACAAGTGAAAACACTAAGGGTGGTACAACAGGCACCTTGTTTTCCGCTGCTGACTTTGGTTCACCCGGTGATCGTTCTGTGGTAAACAGCGATACTTTGTCTGTGACTTACACATTCAGCTTGGCAGGATAATATGGCGGCGTGGGGTTCCGGCGCATGGGGCGATAGTGGTTGGGGCGGCTTTGTCGCCTACGACAGTACCATAGCCGAAACTTCCACCGGAGCAGATGCGGTTGATTCCGCGTTAGCGGTAAACCCTGATGTAAGTGAAACAAGTACAGGCACGGACGCAATAACGGCATTACCAGCGTATTTTCCATCAGTAACTGAAACGTCAACGGGTACAGATTCTGTAGAAGGAGCGCCTCAATACCCTGCTTCAATAGCGGAAACCGCCACAGGATTAGATGTTGTTTCTTCAGCTATAGATATAGGGTCTAGCGTTGCGGAAACGGCAACAGGATCAGATGTAATAGTAGGCGGAGAAGTTTATGACGCATCAATAGCTGGTACTGGTTGGGGTGAAAGCGCTTGGGGCTATAACTCTTGGGGCGGTATTGGTGAACTAGCTGTAGGTACAGATGTTATAACGTCTACGTTAGGGATTAACGTAGTTGTAACTGAAACAGCAACGGGCACAGACGAAATAAACGCAACGGTAGCGTTTGGGGCAGCAATTACGGAAACGGGTGCGGGTAGTGATGCAATAACGGCATTACCAACGTACTATCCATCAGTAACTGAGGCGGCAGCTGGGGTGGATGCGGTATCAAGTGTTCCTGTATACGCGGCAGTGGTAGACGAGACTGCGACTGGTACAGATGAGATAACGTCTAGTTTTGTGTTGTTTGGGGCTATAACGGAAACAGCAACAGGCACAGATGCAGTAGTAAGTAGTTTGTTGGTCAGTACGGCAGTTACTGAGAGTGCAACGGGAACAGAAGTAATTGCGACGCAAGTAGCTTTTATAGGGACAATAGAAGAAACTGCAACGAGTGCAGATACATTAGCAGCGGCGGCAGCGTTCATAGCCTCCATCAATGAGTTAGCAACGGGCGCAGATTCAATCACAGCGCGGCCTTTCTGGGAAGTAATAGATGACACACAGACCGCAAACTGGCAAAATATCAGCAACACGCAAACGGCAGGTTGGACTGCTGTTGCAACAACTTAGGAGCATTTAAATGCCAGCAACGACAACTCTTTTGGGCTTAGTTACCCCCACACAGGGGACGCTCTCTGGTACATGGGGCGACACAGTCAATTACGGTATTACTGATTACGTGGATATTGCTATTGCAGGTACATTATCTTTTGCGGGTGATGGCGCTATTACTTTGGCTAACACCACAGGTAGTGCGTCGGGGAACGCAATAACCACTACAACGGCCCAGTACATGGTGATTCGTATCACCGGCACGCAGACTGTTACTAAAGTTATTACAGGCCCAAGTTACAGCAAACTGTACATGGTGGATCACGCAGGCGCTACCAGCGCAGTAACGTTCAAAGCTGCTGGTCAAACAGGTGTAACAGTTGCTGTTGGTGAGAAATGTTTTGTCTATTACAACGGCACTGACTACGTCAAAGTAGCGTCTAGCGTTGCTGACGGTGTTACGACAATTGATTTTGGTTCTACAGGTCTAACCCCCGCAACTGCTACGTCTGGCGCAGTTACTGTTGCGGGCACTTTGGCTATTGCCAACGGTGGTACAGGAACAACCTCAACTACGTTTGCTAACCTGACAACAAACGTCACCGGCACACTGCCTGTAGCTAACGGCGGCACGGGGTTAACTGCTGGTACATCTGGTGGTGTATTGGCCTACACAGCCACCGGTACTCTGGCTTCTTCTACTGCATTGGCGGCAAACAATGTAGTGGTTGGTGGAGGCGCAGGTGTTGCGCCATCTTCTACAAACCTATTGGCTATCTCTGCAGCGGTTACAACAGGCAACTACATCAAAGCAATTGGATATGCCGACACTGTTACTGCTTTAGGTAATACGGGCACAGCAATTAATCTTGATGTGACAAGCGGCGGTGTTTTTACTGCAACACTTAATGGTAATGCCACAATTACTTTGCGATATCCAGTGGCAACGGGCGCTTCTTCTTTTATACTTATTTTGACAAATGATGCAACGCCCGGTAGAACTGTAGCATTTGCTGGTGGTACATTTAAGTACCCCGGCGGTTCGGTAACACGTACAACAACAGCTAACGCTATTGATATTTGGTTTTTCTTTACTCCAGACGGCGGGACAACGTATTACGGTTCCATCCCAATGGCTAACCTTTCTTAACTAGGAGCACAACATGGCTTTAACAACTGAACAACAAGCACAAGTAGACATTCAAATTGCCGTTGAAAATGTACGTCATGCAAATCAACTTGCATTACAAGCAAAGCAAACAAAGCTTGAAGCTGTCCGTTTGGCTAAAGAAACATTGATTGAAAACGCCCGAAGCAAACCAGCAGATTCACGCGATGTAACTGCTGCGGATATTACCGCTTTTGCGGATGCTTTGGTTGCGTCAATCAATGCCTGATGGAATCTTACGCATACTTCCCCTCTGTTGTTTATAGAGAAGAGCATCCTGACTGGGTTGATTACACTCTTCAGGTTGCTCAGAAGTATTACGCTGCCGCACAAAACGGCGGCGCTGTGGCGCAGACAATGCACATGGCAAACGATCTAGATTTAAAATTTCTAGTGGACTACTTAGTGTTGGCGTCGGACACAATTCTGCGGTCTCAAGGATACGATGTAGATAAGTACGAGTTGTATGTATCTGGATTGTGGGGGCAAGACGTCAAGTGTACGGGTGGCACAAATGTGCATGTGCATAAGAACAGCCAGATTTGCGGCTGGTTCTTTTTAGAGACGCCAGAAGGTGGCTCTTACCCCGTCTATCATGACCCCCGTATGAACAAGCAAATGGTTGAGTTAGACTATGTGCAAGGGGCGGAGCTTACAAACGCTTCTTCCTATGTGCATTTTAACAATGTCAAACCCGGTACTGTTTTGATGGCAAATTCTTGGATGCAACACCAATTGACGCAAAATATGGCGCAGGCGGAAACAAAATCAATACACTTCATTGTGTCCCACAGAGAACGCTCATGCAGTACTTGCTAACACCTTACGCAAAGCCAATTGAGCCTTTTGCTTGGTGGGAGGGCGCGTTTACTGAGCAGGAACTAAATTGGCTTCAACAAAAAGCAAGAGCCGCAGATCAGAGCGCTGCTGTAGGCATGGGTAATGGTGTTGGGGGCGTTAATACAAACATTAGACGTTCTCAAGTGTCTTGGTTAGACAATAACCCAAACACAAAGTGGGTGTTTGAAAAATTAGCACACGTAGCGTCGGTCCTTAATGCCGACCATTTTCGTTTTGACTTGACCGGTTTTGGTGAAAATTTACAGCTTACAAACTACGATCAGTCTGAAAACGGTATGTACGGCTGGCATCAAGACTATGGTGGTAGGGTGAGTCGCAAGCTTTCTTTGGCTGTGCAACTAACTGATCCATCAGAATACGAAGGTGGTAACCTTCAGATCATGACAAGTGGAGATCCTCAAAACGTTCGCAAACAGAGGGGGTTAATTGCTGCTTTTCCATCTTACGTGTTACATCAAGTAACGCCGGTTACGCAAGGGAGCCGTCAGTCTCTTGTAGCTTGGGTTTCAGGGCCAGCATTTAAATGAACTCAAATTACAAAAATTTTATTGCTACATACACAAACGTGTACCCCGAAGGGTACTGCCAGCATTTAATTAAGCAGTTTGACATTATGGAAAACAGCGGGGCAGGCGCTAATCGAATTAAATCTGAAGGCGCTCCTGCGCATGTTAAAAACGATTATCAAGTCGGGATCAATCTTAGAGGCCATAACGTAGAAAACTTTAATAGCGAGTCCGTAGTAAACATGTTTTTTAATGGGCTGCAGCAGTGCTACGAAGACTATACGCAACAGTATTCGGTTTTAAAAGACAGCGCTGTCCGCGCCACAGTTATGAAAATGCAACGTACTGGGCCCGGTGGTGGGTATCATGTTTGGCACGGCGAACAAAACGGCGGTGAGCAAGCGTCAAGGGTACTTGTATATATGCTGTATTTGAATACACTTGAGCTTGAGCAAGCGGGTGAGACAGAATTTTTGTACCAACAAGAGCGCTATAGGCCAGTTGAAAATACAATGGTGTTGTGGCCAGCGGCGTACACCCACGCACATCGTGGCAATACGGTTTTTGGTAATAGCAGCAAGTACATTGTGACTGGCTGGTTTTATTATGAGTAAGGAGTTGTAATGGCTATTGGATCATCAAAGATTGGTGTGCTTGGCGGTAAGATTGTTTACCCCGGTGGCAGCCAAACATTTAATACTTCTGGTACTTTTACTGCCCCTACAGGCATTACAAAAGTTAACCTGTCAGGCTATGGCGCTACTGGTAATTCCGGCAACGCGGGCAACCCCGGTAATCGTGGAAGCGGTGGTTATGGTGGCCCGGGAGGAGCCGTTAGTGGTTGCTACGTTTTAAATGGGTATCCTTCCGGAGGAGGGGGAATTACTGGGGGGGCAGCTGGCGGAAATCCGGGGTCCGCAGGTAATACTGGCACGGCATCTTCTGGATTCTCACAAACTTTTCCCGGGAGTACTGGCGGTAATGGCGGCACTGCTGGAAACGTAGGGTCATCCGGTGGCTGCGGACCTTGTGGTAACTCTGCACCTCCTTCAACTTGCGGGTCTCCTACTAACGGAGGTAATCCCGGAGGCGGCGGCGGTGCTGGGGGATTTACTGGAGGACCGGTTGTTGTAGGCGGTGGAGGTGGGGGAGGCGCAGGTACGAGTAATGACGGTACCTCTGCTGGCGATCGTGGTAGTAGGCCCGGCGGAACGCCCGGGGGAGGCCCAAGTGGAAACGGCGCAATTGCGGGTGGCCCTACTTGTCCTGCTAGTGGCGGTAGTTCAGGTTCTGTTCTAGGTGCTGGGGGCGGAGGAGGTGGTGGTGGTGCTGGTTTCTCCAGTACTCCTACATGGGGTATTGGTAATGGTGGTGGTGGTGGTGGTCGAGGCAATTCGGGAAATAGTGGCGGCGCGGGAAATGGCGGAAGTCCTGTTAGTCCAACAACATTTAACTGCGTAACAGTTACTGCCGGAGGGTCTTATCCTTTAACAGTTAACGGCAGGATAAACGTGACTTGGAACCCACAATGAAAAAGTCTGACAAACAAAAAAAATTTGCGGAAATTCAAGCCGCGCAAGAGCTTCAAAACGCCGAATCAAATTTAAATAGATCGCGTTCTATTACTGTTGGCACAGCGTTTGGTGGCACCACTGAATTTTCTATGCGTGGAAACGACGGCAAAACGCTTTGGTGCATTATGCAACCCGTTGAAGTTATTGAGCTTATCCACCAACTTGCAGCAAACGTTGGTTGCCATATACACTTACAGCCAAGGCGAGACTTTTCAAGCTGGCGTGATTGGAAGTACACGGAAGAGGAACTTGCGCATTACCGTGGCAATCAATGGTTACCGGGAGTGGGGCATCCCCCACATGTTAATGATATGGCTCCACACAGTAAAGTTGGAGCGAATTTACCCCCGCCTGAACAACAGCCGGGAATGAAAATTACTGCAAAGGAGCAACAAAATGTTGTGGCAACTGAAAAAACTGTCAACCGGCGAAGCACTAAACGAGCCGCAAAAACTCCCTGAAAACTGGGGGCCAATTTTTGGCTTAGCTGGTATTCAAGACCAGCTTGGTGATCTGTCTTGGCTCGGAGAAGCATACGCTGACCAAGGATGGGTAGTTGTTGGCGAAGCCCCTGCTGAACCAGCGCAATCTACTGAAGCTGAATTAGTTTGGGAAAGAGCTAAACAACTATTACGCGATTCAGATTGGACTATGCTTTCTGACGTACCTATGACGGTTGGTAACAAGACTTTGTGGATTGAATATCGTCGCGCATTACGTGAAATACGTTTGCACAACGATTTTCCAAACATGTCTTGGCCTGTCCGTCCAGAGTGAACAAGTATTTAATTCGTTTTAATAAGTCCCGTGGTCAACCCGATCGCGGGACTATGTTGCATGTGTGGCGTGTATTTGAAAATGATGTTGAGTATTTGGCGGCGGAAGTTAAATTAAATGTGGCATCTTGGAGCGAAATGTCTGAGGGGCCAGATTGGAACATAGCTTGTATGGGGTTTATGGTAATTGACCACGATACTGGTACGGTGACAATTAACGCGGTGCAGGGGTAGACATGTGGGAATGGGCTGAAGCGTTTGTCGTCGCAGCCTTTTTGACCATCTTCATTGTGTGGGGTACGTTTACCCTTGTTTGGCTTTGGGGTTAACCCATGAGTGACGAAAAATTAAACGCCAATTCGACATTGGACAAAGTGCTGGGCTATGTAGATAGTCCGTTCAAACTGTTTGCAATCCTTGTCATGGGGGTTGTTGCGTTTGTTGGGTATATGTTTTGGCAAAACCAATCGTTTCTAATCTCTGCGTATCAAGAACAAAAGCGGATGCCGAGCATCCACGAAGAGCGAGTTGATGACGCGGCCTCCGTGCTGTTTAAGCACACCGATGCTAAATTTGTGGCTATCTTCAAGGTCAACCCAATCTTAGGCACTCGGGTGTTGTACCGGCTCTACACCAAAGACGGGCGCAGTAAAGATATGGAAGGTTTGGATGTTGGTCTGTTTACGTCTAACCATGCAAACAACAACGATGTTGTTAAACTTATGGCTGGAGATATTCCTTGTAGTCAGTACTTGCGTCCACAGAGTGAATTGGGTATTTGGTACATAGCTCAGGGCGCTAACTACACTTGCCGTATATCTGTGCCACCTGACCGCAGTCGGTTCATTGGGCAGATTACAGCGGGGTGGGCCGCTCAACCAGACAATTTAGAACATACCATTTCAATGATGGATATTGCAGCAACCATGCTGACTAAACGAGGTAACTAATGGCGCAGTTCGAACCAGCTTTTGAGCAGATGATTAGAGATGAGGGCGGCTACGTTCTCCACGAAGTGCCCGGTGACACAGGCGGAATGACCTACGCTGGTATTGCCCGTAACAAGAACCCGCAGTGGAATGGCTGGCCTCTGGTGGATAAGAAAGAATTTGGCGGGTCTCTTACACCCATGGTGCGCGAGTTTTACCGTATTGAGTTCTGGGACAAAATGCGTGGCAACGAGATCACCAACCAAGATGTAGCAAACTCCATCTTTAACTTTGGTGTAAACGCTGGCATGGGTATGGCGGTCAAGCTGGCCCAGCTTGTGGTGGGCGCTACGCCAGACGGCGGTATTGGTGCTAAGACCATAGAGAAACTTAACCAGATTACGGACGGTCAGCGGTTTAAAGAGTCCTACGCTTTGGCTAAAATTGCCCGCTACGTTGAGATATGCAACAAAAACCCCGTGCAGGTTAAGTTTCTCAAGGGTTGGATTAACCGCACACTGAAAGGTCTAGCATGAGTTTGCTCGCCGTTGGATCAATCATTGAAGCCGTTGGTAAGGTTGCAGGCGACCTGATTACTACTGACAAAGAAAAGATGGAAATGGAGATTGAGCAACGTAAGCTCGATCTTGAAGAGAAGCGCATTGACCAAGCAACTGACCTAGCTCAAATTGAAGTTAATAAAATTGAAGCCGCCTCGTCCAGTGTGTTTGTTTCAGGCTGGAGGCCAGCAATTGGATGGATTGGTGTGGCTGCTATGGCCTATCAGTTTCTGCTCTATCCACTGTTCCAATGGGCATGGAAATACTTGCAGGCTATGGGATGGGTTCCTGTGGGTATGGATCCCCCGCCAGTACTGGACGCAGACCAACTTTGGGTGATATTATCAGGCATCTTAGGCATTGCCGGTATGCGTTCTTTTGAGAAGACCAAAGGCGTTGCCAGTAAATAAAGGTCGCCGATGCCATTACAAAAAATACTGTTCAAGCCGGGGGTCAATAAAGAGAACACCCGCTACACCACCGAAGGCGGTTGGTACGAAGCTGACAAAGTTCGCTTTCGTCAGGGTAATCCCGAAGTAATTGGCGGCTGGCAACCTTTCTCTGCTGCTTATTTCCAAGGCGTATGCCGATCTCTATGGAATTGGGCAACGCTTAATGGTAATAATCTAATTGGTGTTGGTACAAACCTTAAGTTTTATATCAATCAAGGCGGTGTTTACTATGACATTACGCCTATTCGCGCGACTTCTACAATTAACAATAATCCGTTTGTGGCTACAAATGGTTCCGCCGTAATCACTGTTACAGATACTAATCACGGATGCGTTACTGGAGATTTTGTAACCTATAGCGGCGCTATTAGCCTTGGCGGAAATATTACAGCTGCGGTATTAAACACGCAGTATCAAGTAACAGTCCTTACAGCAGATACATATACATTTACAGCTTCTGCTACGGCAAATGCAACGGACGCCTCTGGTTCGCCCGGTGGCGGTGCTTCTGTTGTAGCTACATATCAGATTAATGTTGGCCCACCTATTGTTGTTCCGCTTGTGGGTTGGGGTGCTGGTACTTGGGGTAGCCCTCCTCCTGTTTCGCCTCCTTCAACGGTAGGTACATGGGGCTATGGTCGTGATTCAACATCAGCTTTGCGTTTGTGGAACCAAATTAACTATGGTCAAGATTTAGTTTACGGCCCACGCACAAGCGGTATTTATTATTGGGAAGCAAACAACGGAGTTAGCACCCGAGGTGTGTTGTTAAACTCTTTGGGCGGCACGGTATCTTTTACAAATGCTTCGCCAACTGTGGTGACTTCCACTGTGCTATACACCGAAGGTGCTGCGCTGCAATTCTCTGGCGGATCCTTGCCTTCTGGCGTTTCTGCGACTACTACGTATTACGTTTTTCAAGTTGACGGACTTACGTTTAATTTACTTGATAACGCTGGTAACGAAGTCAATACCTCTAGTTCAGGCTCGGGAGTGGTGTCTTTAATCGTAGACGTGCCTACAATTCAAAATAACATTACTGTGTCTGACACTTCACGTTTTGTAATTGCGTTTGGTTGTAATGACTATGGCTCAAATGTACTTGATCCCATGTTAATTCGTTGGTCAACGCAAGACGATATTTATAACTGGACACCAAACATTACAAACCAAGCGGGTAGTATTCGGATATCTCACGGCTCTGAAATTATTACTACGGTTCAGACCAGACAAGAAATTGTGGTGTTTACTGACTCAGCTATATATTCACTTCAGTATCTTGGTCCCCCTTACGTCTGGTCTCCGCAACTTCTTGGTGACAACATTTCTATCATGAGTCCTAACTCGGCTGTGATTGCCTCAGGTATTGTGTACTGGATGGGTGTAGACAAGTTTTATGTCTACGATGGTCGTGTTCAAACGCTTAATTGTGACTTGCGTCGCTATGTATTTGGTGATTTTAACCAAGAACAATCACTACAAGTGTTTTGTGGTACTAACGAGGGCTTTAATGAGGTCTGGTGGTTCTATTGCTCAGCCAACAGCACAGCAATTGACAAGTATGTTATTTACAACTATCTTGAAAAAATTTGGTATTACGGTACTATGTCTCGGACTGCTTGGCTTGACTCTGGCTTACAGTCTATTCCCATTGCGGCAAACTATGTTACGGCTACGTTCACAGGTAATTTAATTAACCACGAAACAGGGCTAAACGATGATACAACCGGCACCCCCGTTGCAATTGACGCTTATATTAGTTCGTCTGAGTTTGACATTGGTGACGGTCATAACTTTGGTTTTGTATGGCGCGTCTTACCTGACTTAACTTTTGAAAATGCTACAAGCACTCCTACGGGCACTTTGCCAGCAGTGTCAATGACTTTGTACGGTTTATCTAACTCTGGCTCTGGGGTTACAAGTTCAGCTTCACAACCTGTAGCTAAAAGTAGCACATATGTTATTACAGAACAGTTTACAGGACAGATATTTACGCGTATGCGCGGTCGCCAGATGATCTTCAAGATTAGCTCAAACCAAGTTAATACAACATGGCAGTTGGGCGCTCCCCGTATAGATATTAAACCTGATGGTAGACGCTAATGGCTGAACTAAACGCAACCCCGCCAAGCTTGCCTCTTGCTCCAGCAGAGTACGAGAGCCGCTACTTTAGCCAACTAAATAACATTTTGCGTTTGTATTTTAACCAGCTATCTAACCCCGGTGACATGGGCGGATCAACGTTAAATTTAAATCTTGACACACTTCCAACCGAAGCTGATTTACCTAATTTAAGGTTGGGGGATGTATATCGAGACACACAAGATGGCGTGCAAGCAACAAGTCAAATGCTTCGCATTAAGACCTCAACGTGATACCATTAACTAGCCTTAACCAAGAGTAACGACATGGACCTAGAAGCTATTAGTACAAACCCTAAGTACAAGAAGATTGACCCCGACTATGTTGAATTTGTCGAGGCAGATGACATTTGGGTCCGCGCTTACTCTATTGCAAAGGCTAAGACAATCATATCTCAGCATGTCCATACGCATGATCACATTACGCTGGTTTCGCGTGGAACAGTTGAAGCTTGGCAAGATGGTAAATGGTTTGGGGAATTTAGCGCTCCTGCAATGATTAAAATTCTTGCAGGAAAAAAACATGCGTTTCGAGCATTGACAGATGATGTTGCTCTGTGTTGTTTACATAATCTACGCGGCACAGGACTAGAGTCGCCAGAAATTAAGGAGTTTTAATATGCCAATCGCAGCCATATTTGCTGAAGAAGCCGCCGTAGCGCTAGCCGCTGAACTTGCTCCGTATGCTGCTGGTGAAGCCGCCCTAGCTGCGAGTTCACTCCTTGGTGCAGAAGCTCTTATGGGTCTTGGCGCTGAAGCGTTAGGAGCAGGCGCGGTAGGAGGAGCAGAGGCTGCCCTTACTGCAGATGCGATGGCGGCAAACGCTGCGTCTGGTGGCGCTGGCGCTGGCGCTGCTAATATTAACGCGGCTCAAGTTGCGGCTCAACAGAACGCTGCTATGCAAATAGCTAATTCCGGCATCACTAGTATCCCTGATCCTAATGCCGTTGCCTCTGTAGTTGCTCCTCCAGCTCCTACTACTCCTTTTACTCCCGCCCCTGCCCCTGCTG